AGCCCCTGATCCCTGCCCCTTTCCCCTTTTTTCGTGCCCTGTGTCGCGTATTTCTCCCACTTTTGCCCTTGTTTCGTGGTCCGTGGTGGGGTATTTCTCCCACTTTTCCCGTGTCCTGTGCACCGTGTCCCGTGTCCCGTGTCCCGTGTCCCGTGTCCCGTGTCGCGTGTCGCGTGCTTTTCCCACTTTTACGCGTGTTTCGTGGTCCGTGGTGGGTGGTTTTCCCACTTTGGGCGTTGTTCCGTGGTCCGTATGGCCGGGTTCTCCCACTTTTCCCTTGTTTCGTGGGCCGTGGGCCGTGGGCCGGGCGCCGTGGTCCGTGGCGCGGGCGCCTTGATCCGGGCGCCTTGATCCGTGGTCCGTGGCCCGTGGTCCGCGCCGCATGGCCCGCGGTCCTCGATGCACGCGCCGCGCGCATAGTTCCAAGGGCGCCGACCCAAGACGCCCGACCCACGGTCCGCGCGCCACGATCCGGGACGATTTTTACGCGCGCCGTGGCCCAAGGTCCGGGACGCACGGGGCGCGGCCCGTGAGGCGCAGGCAGGCAGGCAGGCAGGCAGGCGCGGGCGCAGGCAGGCGGGCAGGCGGGCAGGCGCGCGCGAAGGGGGGTCCAAAAAACAGGCCGGCTTCTCACGTACGCGGGCTTGGGCTCAATTTCCCACGGTCCGTGGGCCGTGAAACGCAATCCTTGCCCCTTGAAAACCCACCCCCTTAACATATAAACTCAAACGCGTATAATTTTTATACAATGTGAAACACTTTTCATTCTCAACAACCAACTCAATGAGCAATTACTCTGACGAGATTGAAGCTGAGCGCTTGAGGCTTGAGTATCGGCTCGCGCAGCTTGAGACTCAGGAGCATGCGCGGGGCAAGTTCATTGACTTCGTGCGATATGTTTGGCCGGATGCGATCCTTGGCGAGCATCACAAGCGGATGGCGGATGCTTTTGACCGGGTGGCCAATGGGACGTTGAAGCGGTTGATCATTAATCTTGGCCCGAGACACACAAAGAGTGAGTTTGGGTCGTATCTTTTCCCTGCGTTCATCTTGGGCCGTGGCCCTCGGCTCCAGATCATTGAAGCGACTCACACGGCGGAGCTGGCTGTTAAGTTCGGCAGGAAGGTGCGTGACCTTGTCGATTCCACGTCGTACAAGGAGTTGTTTCCTGACGTGGCGTTAAAGCAGGACAGTAAGGCGGCTGGTCGGTGGGACACAAACCTTGGCGGGACTTATTTTGCTGTCGGGGTTGGTGGTGCCATGACGGGCCGTGGTGCGGACTTGTTGATCATAGATGACCCACACTCAGAGGCCGATGCTATGAGTGATTTGGCCTTGGAGAATGCGTGGGATTGGTATCAGAGTGGTCCGCGAACCAGGCTTCAGCCTGGGGGGGCCGTGGTCGTAATCATGACTCGCTGGGGAACGCGGGACTTGACGGCGCGGTTGCTCAAGGCGCAGAAGTCGCGCAACGCGGACCAGTGGGAGGTCATCGAGCTCCCTGCGATCCTTCCCTCTGGCAAGCCTTTGTGGCCGGAGTTCTGGAAGATTGAGGAGCTGGAGGCTGTCAGGTCGTCTTTGTCGGTACAGAAGTGGAATGCCATGTACCAGCAGCAACCGACGAACGACGAGGGGGCGATTTTAAAGCGGGAGTGGTGGCAGGTTTGGAAGTATGCTGACCCACCTGAGGTGAATTACATCATCCAGACCTTGGACACGGCGTATTCGAAGAAGGAAGAGGCTGACTTTTCTGTCATTGCGACCTGGGGGGTGTTTTATCCGAATGAGGATTCGGGTGCCAACATCATTTTGTTGGACGTATTCCGCAAGCGGTTGGACTTTCCGGAGCTAAAGCGGGTGGCCAAGGAGCAGTATGACCATTGGCAACCGGACAATGTCTTGATTGAGGCGAAGGCCACGGGTACTCCGCTTCAACAAGAATTGCGGCGAATGAATATACCTGTGACAATGTACTCACCTGGAGGGCGGCGCGCGGGTCAGGATAAGGTGAGCCGTGCGCACTCTGTAGCGCCCATTCTGGAGTCGGGGATAGTTTGGGCGCCGGACACCGATTGGGCGGAAGAGCTTGTCGAGGAGTGTGCGGCGTTTCCTAACGGCGACAACGACGACATGGTGGATGCTACGGTCATGGCGCTGATGCGGTTTAGGCAGGGCAACTTTGTATCCCTCGTCACCGACGCGGATGATGACGAATCGGACAGTGACGGTGTGGTGCCGGAGTTCTACTGAGCGAGTGCAGCGGCTCGTGCAAGCTTTGGGAGATTGGGATGCCTGAGTATTGGGAAATGTTGGTTCCTGATTTTGGAGGAAAGCGACAAGGCAATGAGGACTGGTATGCGCGGTATGCGCCAGTGGCAGGAGGCGCCCCTGTAGCGAACAAGTATTCGGCACCCAACCTCCCCGTAGCGGCCAACTGGGGCACAGGCACGCCAGCTGCTATTGCCGTAACCAAGCCCGCCCCGACTGGCGCTCCTCCAACGGTGTCAAGACCTGTTGAAAGCACGCCAGCCGGTACTGCCGCGCCCAATATCCCGATTCCTACGACGCAAGCACCCCGTGAGCCGTTGTCCTTGAGCCGTGCAGCGTCTGCCCTCGGCCATTCTGCTCTGTCGCCCATCCAAGCGCCGCTCGATGCCCTTGGAGCGCGGACCACGGCCCAGGCTCCGGCCCCCATGCCTCAAGCATCGCGCATCCCGACCCAGGGGTATGCCTTGCAGTACGCCCCCATGTACTCGCCCACTACGGGTATTTCGGAGGTAGGCCCTGTCGGTGCGATTGGCACGGCAGCGCAGCGGCTTGACGCCGTGGGGCCGAGGGACTTCTTTGCGTTGAACGCGCAGCAGGGCGGAGCGCAGTTCCCTGCCATGTACCAGCAGTCGGCACCCATGGGGCAGAGCGCGCAGCAGTTGCTGGCGCAGCAGCCGAATCTTACTCCGGGGATGCTCGGGGGGATGCAGAACGCCGGGGTGATGACGGACCGGCTTGGCAATCGCATCTTTGCCCCTGTTGCTGGGTTCGCGGCGGGTGGGGAAGTGCAAGATCAAGAGCAGCAAGAGGATCAGCTGGAGGGTGAAGCGCGTCAAATGCTGGCGAACTTGTCGGCCAAGCATCGGGCGGAGGTTGCGGCAAAGAGTAGGGGTGGGGCTGAGACGCCTAAGAACCTGACGATGACGGTGGCGGCGATCCCTGAAATGATGGCGCAGGAAAAGGCTCAGCCTAAGACGGCCAAGGCAGAGCTCTTAGCGCTGGCAAGTCAGATGGAGCTGCAGAAAAAGGCGCACATGGACGCGGCCAAGGGCCTGAATAGGGGTACGCTTATGGCGGCCACGCTGGAGAAGCCTTCCCTGGCCAAGGAAAAATTGTCCGTTAAGCGCTTTGCCAAGGGCGGAGCAGCGCGGACCGCGTAAGGACAGAGCATGCCAATTGACAAAGCCCTCAATCAAGCACCCGTCTTGGACGTGGTCATAGGCCTTCCGGAGCCAGAAATGGACGTGGAAGTGGTTCTTGACGACGACGGGGGCGCGACGGTCGAGATCGGGGAAGATCAGGACAGCGAAGTGGACTTCTACGCCAACTTGGCGGAGGTGTTGGACTCGGATGCCCTGGCAAAGATTGCAACGGACGTGTCCGACTTGTTTGATGCGGACAAGGCGTCACGGTCCGATTGGGAGCAGATGTACTCCAAAGGGCTTGATCTTCTCGGGTTGAAGCTTGAAGAGCGGTCAAAACCCTTCAAAGGGGCGTCCGGGGTGGCTCACCCGATGCTGACCGAGGCGATTGTGCAGTTCCAGTCGCAGGCATTCAAGGAACTCCTGCCAGCAGGAGGGCCTGTTCGCACGCAAGTGGTGGGCAAAGAGACGGTGGAGAAGTGCCAGCAGGCCTCACGCGTGCAGGACTTCATGAACTACCAGATCACTTCGGTCATGGAGGAGTACACGCCGGAGTTCGACCAGCTGCTTTTCTACACGGGATACGGCGGTTCGACGTTCAAGAAGGTCTACTACGACTACAACCTTGGACGGATGGTCTCAAAGCTGTGCCTGGCGGACGATGTGTTCATCCCGTACAACGGTTCAAGCGTCATGAGCCAATGCCCACGGATCACGCACCGCATTGCGATGGACTCCAACGAGTTCAGAAAGCGCGTTGTTGCGGGTGAGTACCTGGATTTTGACGCGGAAACGCTTGGAATGGTCGATGTACCAAGCCAGATCAAGTCGGCTGTGGACAAAACGGTTGGAATCCACCCTTCGGATGCGCTCGGAGAGGTGTTTTTGCTGGAAATGATGATCGACCTGGACATTCCAGGCTTCGAAGACGTCGATTCTGACGGAAATCCGACCGGCATCAAGCTTCCGTACGTCGTGACCATGCTCGAAGACTCCTTGAAGGTGGTCGGAGTACGCCGAAACTGGCGCGAGGGCGACAAACTCAAGCTTCGCAAGAACTATTTTGTCCACTACGTGCTGATCGAGGGCCCCGGATCGTATGGCTTGGGGTTTGTACACCTGATCGGCGGCCTTTCGAAAGGTGCGACCAGCGCGCTTCGGCAGCTGATCGACGCTGGAACCCTTGCAAACCTTCCCGCAGGCTTCAAGGCCAAAGGCGCGCGGATCGCGAACGACTCTTCTCCAATCGAGCCGGGCGAATGGCGGGATATTGACGCGGGAGGCGCGGAACTTTCAGCATCTCTCCTGCCACTGCCATACAAAGAGCCCAGTCAGGTGCTGTTCACCCTGATGGGATTCCTCGTTGACTCTGGAAAACGC